TCAGGGCGCTGCCGGCGGTGTCACAGCGCGGATCGTGGACGGGTCGAACCAGGTGAGCCCGGTGTTCGAATCGCTGTGCTCTCTGTGTTCGCCGACTTCGGTGCAGCGAATCCAGTACGAGTCGACCTGTGTGCTGCGGAAGTGATCCCACGAATGCGTTTCGGCCGTGCATGGCGTCCGATCCGGCTCGGCGCTCAGGGTCGGCTGCGAGAGGATGGCGCTGAGGTCGCCGTAGATGTCGGCGTTACGGCTAGACGGCGGCACCTCCAGGAGCGCGATCATTGCGCGCTCGATCAGAGACACGGGTACCTGCACGGTCGGCTCAGCCATCAGCGCACCCCAATCGACGCGACAGCGAGCGCGATCTGCCCGACGCCAGAGAGGATCAGGAAGGCTTCGCCAATCGCCAGCAGCAGGTAAGGGCCGTGAAGGCGCTTGCGCTTGCTCATCGGTCGGCCTCCTCGTGGTCGTGTCGGTTGTCGGGGTGCCCGCAGCAGTACGAACCAGGGCCACAGCATCCGCCGCGGCAGCAGATGGGGCCGTAGTCGTAGCCGCTCATCGGTCGGCTCCGTTCTGGAACAGGGCGAGGACGGCGTCGGCCTGCACCTCGTATCGGTTCTCACCCCAACGAGCGGTCTGGTCTGCACGCTGCATCACCTCTGCGATCTGCTCGCGCGTCGGCGGGTGATCTTCTGCCGCATCGAACCCGGGGCACCAGTAGCCGGTACCGGGCTGACCCTCATGCGCCGCCCATTCATGCCCGTCGTGCTGCGCGGTGGACAGGCAGTGCTCGGTCGGCACCGGGCGCTCGATGCGGACCAGATAGTCGGGTTCGAACTCTCGCCCCTTACGGAAGGCGAGAAGGTCACCGTCCTGTGCGTAATTGATGTGCGGGTCGTCGCCCTTGTCCCTGTCCGCAACAACGCGGTACTGCTGTGTCTCAGTCATGGGCAGACCATACCCCCATACGGTGGTATCGCGCCACCATATGGTGTCAGGTGTCACCGGTCGGCTAGAACATCCTCCCTGCGCAACTGCACACGGCACGCCTGCAAGATGAGCTCGGCAACGCTAGGGTCTTCGGGTTCGGTGAGTGAGCATCCGTGGTTAATGGCTGCTTCCCCTACGGCGCGGGCCAGATCCCGCGCCGAGGGTCTGTCGTGGGTCATGGTGCGCTCCTGATCCTCGTTGATCTGTGGTTGGGCGTCGAACCTACGTTCGACCACCGACGTCAACAAGACGTGTACCTCTCAGCTTTGATGTTGAGCGGCGTGTTGTCCCTTGTATGGGGGACGCAACCTGTCGGGATGTCCAGAATCCGCGAAACAGGAAACGCCCCCACCTGGGTAGGTGGGGGCGTCCGTGCACCAGGTGATTCAGCCGCCCCGATGTTGGGGGTCTTGGTGCGTCGGCATCGTATCGGGTGCGCGGGTGCTGGCGGGCAGGCTGTCTGGAACTGTCACCGCCCACCCGTACGCTCGCCCCATGCCCGACTATCAGTGGTCGCCGCCTGAGCATCCGGATCCGCCCGAGGATCAGCCGTACGGGGTTGCTGGCGTGGAGTGGTCGGATCGTGTGGACCATGCTCCCGTGTGGGCGCGTGTTGAGTTCTCGCGTACCGGCTGGCAGCGGCTACCCGGGTTCGTGGACGCAGCAACCGACGAGCTCGTGTACGTGCAGTTCGTCTTCATGGGTTTCGCGCATCGGTTGTGGCTCGAGCGTGACCGTGTGACCGTCCGGCAACTACGACGAAGGCCGAAATGACTTAGTATCACCATCATGAACCGGGGGAACATGCGACGCCGCACCACTGGCCTGATCGCAGCAGCAGCACTCGTCGTAGCCGCATGCGGTATCGGGGGCTTCTTCGGGTACCGCGCGATCGCAGCACACCAGGCCACTGAAGCTGGTTGCGCACGCGTCGACCAGTGGAAGTCGGACATGTCGCCGTACCTGGAAGTCGGCAAGGGTGAGCGAACAACGTTCATCCTCGGCGACTCCTACTCGGCTGGAGACGACCTCACCGACCGCAAAGACGGATGGGTGTATAAGTACGCAGCCCAGACCGGCGACCGGGTTCTCGTCAACAGCATCGGTTACACCGGCTACATCGCAGGCGGGTACTGCGGACACGACCAGTTCGGCACACGTGTTGGCGCAGTGGTGGCGTCGCAACCCGTGCGGATCATCGTGCAAGGTGGGTTGAACGACGTCGGCTCCGACAGCGAAGACGTGGCAGACGCTGCATCAGAACTGATTGATGAGCTCGACGGCTACGCTCAGGTGATCCTTGTCGGTCCGCCCCATGCCCCTCAACGGGCTTCCGGAGAGCAAGCGATCGACCGCGCGCTCAGCGGCGTCGCAGCAGACAAGGACATCCAGTATGTGTCCACCTACGGGTGGAAACTCGACTACAACCCGGCAGGGCTGCATCTGACCAAACGCGGACACGCCGACTTCGCTACAAACGTCGCTGCCGCTACCTCCTGAGACAAGGAAGCACCCCGGCGCAACCAGAAGGTCACGCCGGGGTCGTTTGCTCACTTGATGTATGCAGCCTTCAGGGCAGTAGCTGTCGCAGTTACGTTCGCATCCGAAAGGGCCGAGTCGTTGTAGATAAGGTCAAGAACCTGGAACCCAGCGCCGCCACCAACCTGCACCTGCCCGCTCGAGGTCGCTGTGGTGCCAGTGCCCACCTTCACGCCGTCAACCCACACTGCCGACGTAGCCCCGTTGATCACGACAGTGAACACATGCGCGGCGGTGTCCGCGGTAAAAGTAGATGCGATGGCGGAACTGTTCGTTGTCGAGAACGTTCCCACCTTTGTGCCGTTCACGCGGAGCAGCACGCCGAAGCTGCTTAGGAACAGCTTCCCGTTGGCATCCGTCGCATCGGTGAGGCGTCCAACCGCGGTCACTGTTGCAACTGTCGGCGTGGCCGCGAGGGTGCCTCCGATGCGGAGTGTGCCGTCCGTGGCAAGAGCGTTGCGGGTGAATGCGGCATCCTTGACGCCGACAGGCTGGAACGATGCGGTGCCCTGCGTGAGTGCCACAGCCCCGACGATGGGCATGACGGATGAGACAGCCTGCCCGTCCGCACGGCCGCTGAGGTCCCAACGGTTCGTCGCCGCGACCGGGATAGCCGGGGCGGTGTACGGCGTCGATGACACCCAACCCATCTTGCGGATCTCGCCGAGAATGTACGCGGCGATTGCTTTGCGGCCGGCGGCATTCGGGTGCACGTCGTCAACACGCAGGGAGCGCGGCGTGAGGCCCGCAGCGATGTCAGTCTGGTCGTCCGTTGTGAAGGTGATGCCGGCGGCGGTGGCCGCAGCGGGCGTCCGCAACCAGGCTCCGATGTCCCGGTACTGCTCCGGGAATGCTTCGTTGTACGCGTAGTTGGTTGCGTCAGGCGAAATCTGGTTGAACCAAGGGATCACACTGAGGATCAAGAAGCGAGCGTTTGCGTAGCTGACCATCCGTCGCAGAGCAGCGAGGTTGCCGCTCACATCCTGTGCGCCATTACGTCCGATCCAGAAGATCTGGATGGCTTCACGGTTCACGGGGCGGATGGCGTCTGCGGGTAGGAACTTCACCGGCCCGCTCAGCGGCACGGCGGTTCCGGCAGTGGTTCGGGCGAAGGTCAGCACGTTCGATGCCTGATCCCAGGACAGTGTCCCATCGACGCCGTGGATGGTGCCTGCCCGTGACCCACTGAACGAACCACCGAGAGGGTTCACGTCAGCCGTAACGGTGGCGCTGCCGCTAGCCGGGATGCTATTGGTTGGGAACGTGATCATCGCCGTGATGCCACCCTGGCGGGCTGCGATCTGGGGAGAGGACTGCCCCCACTTGCCGCCGTTGTACACGGGCAGACCTGTTGCCTGCGCCACGAGGTCAGTCCACGAGTCCGTTCCGACGCCAGTTTCGGTGATCGAGTCACCCCACCCTGCGATGGAGTACGCGACTGCTGGCGTGGATGCCGGGACGACGTTACTGGTCGTAGACCCGGCACCGGCTGCGAGAGCGAGCGCTGCACCTTCTACGGTGTTCGGGTCTTTCAGGTTGTCGGCTGCACGCTGACGGACCGCTGTTGGAAGCTGCTTGCTGTCGGAGTCAACGGAGACGAGAAGCGGTGTGCCCATGAGTGGCCTTCCTGGGTATGCGAAAAGCCGCCCTGGTGAGGGGCGGCTGAAAGAGTGGTGGGGCTACTGGGTGGGGCGCGGAGGCCGAGGTCGTGTCGCTTCGAGAGCGGACGGGATCACGTCAGCAAGGATCTCCGCATCCGCATCACGCGGGTACGGCATCTCAATGTCATGGCTCTCGAACACAGACATGATGTCCACGAACCAACGGGCGAGCGCGTTACGGAACCTGCGATCCTTCGCCCGGAACTGATCGAACGCCTGCTCAAGCCGGTCGGCTTTCTCTTCGGCCCGCTCAACCCGCTTCGTCAACTGCTCGTTCGAACGAAGCACACCACTAACCCACTTGCCCGGATCAGCCGTGTACTGCGCAACGGCAGCCTGTTCCTCGTCGGACACTTCCGCGCGACGCTTCCGGCGTGCACGACGCACACCGAACACAGTCCCCCAAGCGCCGAGCAGGGCAATGAGGACAGCGCCTGCGGTACTGATCGCGGTCCGTACTGTTTCCGGATCGCTCACGTCTTCACCCTCCGCGCCAGACGCCGACTCGCGCTCGCGTCGGCTTCCTTCCGACCGATCTGGTCGATGATGTCGAACACCCGCACCAGCAGGAACGAATCAGCCAGAACCACCAACGTCACGGACAGTCCGCTCGACGTGGACCCGTCAGCGATGTTCACCACCAGCAGGGCCGCGTACACGGTCAAGCCGATGACGAGTAGCCCCTTACCGACGAGCTCCACCCAGTCGAAGCAGAAGATGAGCCCGAAGCTGGCGAGCACCGCGCCGAGCACGATGTCGCCAGCCCACGCCCGCGGGAACCAATGCAACGTGAAGTCCTCCACCACCTTCGACCCAACGAACAGAGCCAACGTCGCAAACGCGAGCAGGCACCCATTCACGATCGGCAGGAACACGGTGAAGATCGGACGGAACCGCTTCGGCACCAGCGGTAGCGAATCCTTCGACCAGATGGTTTTCATGCGCCGCTCCCCCAGTTGCCGTGAACGTTCAGTTGCCGTGCTCAGTCCGGTAGTCCGTGTTCGACGGTTCGAACTGCGCCGGCTGCAGCTCCTGCGACTGCGCGACCGCTGTCTCCTTCGCCACCGACTTCGGCACCGACCCAAGGCCGATGCGAGTCAGCCACACATTGACCGCGGGGATAGCGATGATGCGAGTCAGAGCCGCGTTGATCGCGATAGCCTGCAAGCTCACAGCGGTCAGCCACTGCACGTCCCACTGGCCCTGCACGATCTGCACGATCTGCGGGATGATCGGCAGCAGTGTCAGCGCCGTGGTCAGCGCGGTCCGCAGAACCCGCTGGCTCGCGAACCAGATCTCGTCGACCGCAATGTTCTTCTCTTCGTGCTTACCGTCAGTGCTCATGCTGCGTCCTCATCTGCCAGGGCAGCCTTCACTGCCGATTCGAACTTCGCGGAGATCGCGACACCGAGCGAGTCGCGTCGGTCGCGGCAGTCCTGGATGAGGGCAGTCACCTGCGTCGACTTGAGCGTCTGGAACAGGCTGGTGTCGCCGGGAATCGCGTTGGAGTAGGTGATCGCACGGGAGTCGGACACGGCGGTGAACGTCAGCTCACCGATCGCGTACTTCTTCTTCGTCTTAGCGGACGTCACGTAGAGCATGTCGACCTCATGTTTCGGGGTTGGGGGTTTCGGTGCAGGCTTCGGCTTGAACGGCCTCACTGCAGGCTTGGCGGGCTTGGGCGCGAGTCGTGCTCGCGCGTCCGCGTACGGGGCGACAGCTTCACCGCGAGTGGCCATCTCGTGATGCCACTGCTCACCGAAGTTGACGCCCGTCCACGTGCCGCCACGCCCCTGCACGATCTCGTGCAACCGCGCGAACTCGTCCGGGTACAAGGCACGGTTCGACCCGTCAGCGTTCGTCACGCCGAAGTCGACCGCGTTGCCGTGGGTGAGCTCGTCGTGGCGCGAGGTAAACGGAGGCGCGACAGCGATGCCGAGGACGAAGCGGTTGGCCCAGAACCAGGACTGACGCGGCCTCGAGCGCATACCCTCGTTGACCGACAGGGAACCGCCGCGGTCCTTCGATCGGAGGTACGCGTTGAAGTCGATGATTGTGGACAGCACCTGCAGCGCCATCCGCTCCGACGACACGTACTGCTCCACGCCGCGGAGGTCCCCATATGAGGACTTCCCGACGCTGAACTTGGCGACCATGCGGCCTCCTTCATGCAGAAAGCCGAACCGCTTTCTGCGGTTCGGCTTAGACAGGGTTAGAGAGTTTTAGGGGCTTTAGTGCGCTTTAGACGTGGATCGCTTCGACGGTCAGTGTTGAACCAGACGCAATAGCAAGCCCGATGGAACGGACCGTCACGCTGCAACCCGTCGTCGTTTTCGACCCAGGCACAACAGCACACACAGCAGCCAGTGCAAGCCCGGAAGACGTCACCGAAGCCGACACTGCGTAGTTCGTATCCGCAAACGGTTTCGGCCACACGATCGGATACGTCTTCTCCGCATTGATACCCAGCAACGTCATCGCCGAGTTGGTGACGGTCTGCACCATGCGCTTATCAAACTCGCTCAACGTCGCAGTGCGGGACTGCACGTACGCAGACCACAAGCCGATGATGAGCATGTCGGACCGGACGCCCTGAATGCTGCCGTCGAGGTTGTAGATGACGAACTCTTTGAGGCCTGCTGCGTCAAGATCGTCAGCGATCGGCCCCATACCCGCAGCGAGAGGATTGTCCTTGTACGTCCAGTTCTTCAACACGACCGCAAGGAACTTGGTCATATCGACCTTGTAGTCCGCGCCAATGTTCTTCTTCGCCCGAGTCGACGCACCAACACCAAGATTGCCGTCAGCGTCCACGTACAGCTGCACAGGACTGTTCGTCAGTGTTGTCGTGCGAACACCCGGGGATCGGAGTCCATTCGTGAACTCACCCGTCAGCCCCTTCACAGTCAGCGCAGCAGTGACGAACAAGCCCGTGACACCCGAGTACGCGGCGAGATTCGCACCGGTCACATCGCCGCCGGCAGACACGCTGCCAGAAGCAGACAAGCCGGTAACGGTGAGCCGCCGGCGGACGGCCTTCTCCAAGTTGCGGAGCCGCTTCAGGATGTCCCGCAGTGTCGTCGTGATGCCGAGCGGGCCGGAAGGTGTGGGGTCGCCCATGTCACTCCGATCTGTTGCGTATGTCGCCACGGTTGAGGTAAACTGTTGCTATGAGCGAGACAGATGACGGCTGCGGATATGTCGGTGGCTCCGGCGATAATTCGAACATGCGTTCGGATAATGTGCTTACCCCGGAGCAGTACCGTGCACTGGCAGCCGAAGCGAAGCAGTTCGCCGTTGCGCACCGATGTGCCGGTGAGTGGATCACGGCTGACCGTCACGATCGATTCGAAGCCGCCCTCCGTGCCGCCGCTGACCAACTCGAAGCGGGAGGCTTCGATGACGGTTACCGCAACGGCTACAAGGTTGGGTACATGCACGCATCCGGCAAGGCGGACGCATCGTGAGCACTGTTGAACGTCACGAACGTTGGGTGGCCGACGTGCCGACCATGCATGAAGCGTTCACGTTCGTCATGGAACACGTCGACAAGTACAGCGACCCCGAGGTGACCATCAAGCCGCGTCGCTGGGTGCTCGGCGAGGTAACGCATGACCCCGGCGAACTCAGTTTCGAGGTCACTGTCAGCGGATTCGAGACGGTCGCATGAACATGCACGTTGTGCCGCGCGGCGACCTGATCGAACACGACACCGACGACGAGTGCGTGTGTCGACCAACTCCGCGTTTCGAAGACGGCGGAATCGTCTACGTGCACCACTCGCTGGACGGACGAGAGCAACGAGAGGCGGACGCGCTGTGAGCAATCGCTTCTGCCGATGCTCACTCATTGGACATGCCTGGCAGTACGCCTACCGAAACCTTGACGTGTGCACTCGTTCTTGCTGCCGGGGTTGGGCGCAAGGGGAACGCTTCGTGCAGCGCGGGTGGTACCCATGCACAACTGCTCCGATCGTGGAAGGCAAAGATGGCTAGCGTCACCCCCCGCCGCAACCGTGACGGCTCCGTGTCGGATGCCGCTACAGTTCCTTGTGTGGGTAACCCGAAGCGTGTGCTGACAGCGGAGGACGAGCAGGCGATTCGGGACGCCATGACAGCGGCCGAGACTGCCGGGGCAGCCATCCGGGAAGCCGTCCTCACCGCGCACGCTCACGGTGCGTCCGTCCGTTCCCTGGCCGAGTTCACCGGGATGAGCACCAACACGATCATGCGATGGAAGAAGGACGCGAAGTGAGCGAACGACGTGGGTGGCAGGTTGCGTGGTCGCTGTTCATTCTGTCGGGCGTACATTTCACCCAGTCAACGAGTACGTTTCGCCGGTCGTGACAGACACCCAACGGTTGTCCTGATCACCCGACAGGTTCGTGATGCGCCGACGATACGAACCATCCGGCAGGTAGCAGTCGCCGCGCATCTTCACCACGCAGAAGTCGCCCTTGCTGTACTCGGTCAGCATCGGCGACTCGTTGGCACGCACCTGGAACGACCAGAACTCGACCGGCTTCGAACCAGTCCGTGCGTTCTCCCGCACGTACGCGTCCAACTGCGTCTGCTCATCCACTGTCCGGGACGCATCAACGAGCTCGAGCAGCGGATACCCCTGAGCGAGCAGGTTCGTGTTCGTGTACGTGGAGAACATGGTTGACGCGGCCGCAGCACCACCTGTACCCCAGGTACGGCCCTGCAGCTTCGAGCCGTCCTTCTTCACTTGCAGACCCTTGATGCTGGTCTGCCCGACGCCGTAGTCCCACACGTGCGTGTTGGTGCCGGACAGTTGCGGCTGCGACGGTGTGCCGACGCGCATCACCCACTCCACAAACCGGGTGTCGGACTTGAACCGTGGTAGGAAGTCGATCTCAGGACCGTTGTCCGCAGCCACCAAGTCGTTGAGTGCGTCGCCGACGAGCTGAAGGTCAGCGCCCTGGTACTCGCGCGTCTCCGTACCCGACACTTCCGCCGGGAGCACCACGGGAACGTTGCCGCCCGTGTGCGCCTGTGCCTGCGCAACGAGTCGACGTGCGACCGTCATCAGGGAAACGTTCTCGTAGTACGTCTCCACGTCAAATGGCGTCTCAGTGCCCTTCAGCACGGGGATGAGGACACGGTGATCGAAGTACGACCACATGCCCGTCGCCGTCAACTGCAGTTCGCCACTGTCACGGTCCCATTCGTGCGTCCAGATTGGGCCAGCGTTCAGGATCACGCCGTTGACGGCGACGCCAAGGAACGACTTACCAACCGTCGCCACGTTCTGCAGGTCCAACGCCCGCATGTCCGGGTCAGTGAGGGGGACCGTGGCACTGATCGAACCGGCATCGTTGATAGCAGTCGACCAGTTGCCGTCTTTCACCCGCAGGTGCGTTGAGATGCGGCCCGTGAGCAGGTCGCCGATGAACCAGTCCATCGGAGCCCCCTAGTTGTTGGCGCGCTTCAGCCGTGCACTGAACCGGAAGTTGTACGTCAGTGTCGAGTTCGACGTCTGCCACGCCTTCAACTTGATGTAGTCGCCAACGTTCAGCGACAGAACGCCAGTCGTGTTCGACGGGGCCATGCCAGACGAAGAGCCGACGCGGGTGGCGATCGGCGGGGACCCTTCCGTGTCGTTCTGCGTGATCGACACGTACCGTTCCCCGTTGCCGGTCGACGTCCACGACACTGCCGCGGTGACGTCATACCAACCGCCGACCGTGATCGGCCCGATCGTGCCATCTGAGCGCGTCGGGAACACGGCAGTATCCGACGACGAGTACCGGGTAATCGTCCCACCCAGCGTCAGGAGATCCGTGTTGGAACCCTTCGTGCCACTGCCGTCAATCACCACAAACGTGTCAGCGTCGATGCGCTGTGAACGCCCGCCACTGATCGACGCCCACAGCTGGGTTGAGATGCCATCTACGTCGAGTACCTGCAGCGTCCCGTTCGGCAGGTTCGCCGAGTCGGACATCAGGGTGCCGGTCGATCGGTAGCGGACCGCGCCCCCAAACGTCGTGAACCCCGCAGTAGCAGAGGACACCACCCCGGAAGCGTTCGTGCCCGTCACATTTGCAGGGATCAGCAGGTTGCCCAATGCAAGCGCCCCAACAGGTACGGCCGGAATGGTCGGCGACGCAGCAGCAGTACCCTTCGCCACGCCGAACACAGGCAGGCTGTTCGCATCCCCCTTTTCCGTGTCGTTCTGACGCACGTAGATGACGTCATAGCGGCTGTTCGCAGAAGGTGCAGGATCCAGCTGAACCGTCGCAGCACCGTTGTTGTACAGCACCGCAACGCCGTCCGCAGTGCCCCGCGAAACAGCGAACGCAGCCCGGTCCGGGATAGTAATTGTCATGTTCGAGTTCGTCGTCCACAAGGTGCCATCGGTCCGCGGGGTGAACACCACGCCAGTGCGAGTGTTACCCGCCGCCTGGCGCATCAGCCGAACAACATCCATCTGACGTGCGTCGAGAGCTGTCGTGCCCGCCGTCGTCACGAAACCATTACTCAGAGCCATCCGTGTCTCCTAAACGAAAGCGGGCGCAGTCAGCGCCGTGAAAGTAGGTGTCCCCGTGACCGTTCCCAATGGGGTGAACTGGATTTCCGCAGACCGTTTCGCCGGCACCGTCCACCACTCCGAAACAGTCAAGAACCCAGTAACGTCGGAACCGTTCACTGTTGCGCGGCCAGTGCGCGGGTCGATGCGGACCGTCTCAGTCGAATCGATCGGCCGTTGGAACCGGATTCGCTGACCAGTCGGAACCCACGTCAGCTCGAAACCCGACGACAAGCCACCAGTCACCTCGAGGATCGACGTGGTTTCCGCCGTACCAGGATTCGCAGCCAACACGCGGCCACTCACACCCGGCGTCCCCCAGTCGAAGAACTTCCCAGTAGCCACAACAGCGCGTGGCTGATACGTGCCATCCCCCGCCGGAGTCAAACCCTCTGTCAAGTAGAAACCCTCATTCGCCTGATCGCGGACGTAATACGTCGCCGGGTACAAGCCATCAGTCGGCGACGTCGCACCATCCACGCCAAGCGGCCACACAAGACCCGACGAGGGCATAGGAACACCAGTCGAAGAGGAAACCACGGACCCATAACGGAACGGATCAGCAGCAATCACATCGAACGCGAATTTGAAAAACGGCTGGAACAAACCGTCATCCATCGTCGGAGCATTCGACAGCCCAACCATCGCCCACCGCGTATCCACAGGATCCGTGACAGTGAACGTGGCCTCCTGCCCATCCGACATCAGACCCGCAAGAACATCACGAGCCGCATACGCATCCTCAAGCGAATCGCCCGACCAGGAACCCTCCACCGACACAACCCGAGGGTCACGGTAGATGGTTCCCGGCCGAAACGACCCATGCGCCTGCGGACGTGAATCAGCCTGATACCGGGCCGGCGCTCCGTCATACCAGCCCACAAGCTTCGACAACGTAAACCCCGACCAGGCTTGGTCATCGAACGTCACACCACCGAAATCGACAGTCGTCATGACACCATCCCAGCGAATTGACGACCGAGCTCACGACCCAGCACGGTCGTAACCGTCTTCGGGTCGACGCCCTCGATCGGCGTGATGTAGTTCTTCTGCTCGTACGTGTTCCCAGCAGCAGGAGCGGCCTGCACGATCCGTGTGGGATCCATGTACCGGACGTTGCCGCCCTGGTTCATGGCCTCAAGTAGTCCGCGATTCGCAGCAGTCGCATACCGATTCACGACGAACTCTTGACCATGCACCAGACCGGCAACCTGACCCGCACCACCATCGCCCGTGTACCCACCAACCTGATACCCCGGAACGCCCAGCGCCTTACCAATCAGACGCTGCAGCTTCCGCGACTCAGTGCTGATAGCCCTCGTAATCGAGGCCGCGTTCTTGTTCGCCGAACGCAGCTGCTTCTCAGCCGCCGAAATCAGCTTCCCGAAGTTCGCATCCGCCACCTGGTTACCGATCTGCGTTGAGGTCTTACCAATCGACCCGTACTGCGTATTGATAGCCGCGATCTGCGACTTCGACGATGCCGCCAACGACTTCGCCAGAGGCAGACCCTCATCAACACCCAACGACGCAACCTCATTCAGAAGAGCCGGTGCAAGACCGTTCTTCCGCAATGTCACCAGCAGCGCCTGGAACTGCTTCAGCTTCGACGCACGAGACGTCAAGCCACGCAGCAGAGACGTGCTCGAGCGGTAGTCGCCATACGAGAAATCCGACAGCTTGCCGGAAATCGACGACGACATAGACGATGCAGAAGACTTCAAACCGTCAAGCTTGTCCGACGCCTTCTCAACAGCCTTCGACGCAGAATCCGAACGCTTCTCAAGCCTGATCATTGCCTTCTCGGACCGACCAGCGATACGCGCAACAGAGTTCCGATAACGCTCCGGATACTTCGCATCCGTCGCAATACCAAACGCACCCTGCACGGCAGACATCCCCGTCAGCGAACCCGTACGCATCGACGTACGGAACTGGTAGTAGTCCGTCTGCCGAGCCAGACGTGCAGCCTCAGCCTTCTCACGGGCCTCAACACGCGCCTTAGCCGCCTTCTCGCGAGCCTCCTGGCGTTCCTTAGCAGCCTTCTGAGCAGCAACAGAACCACCCGCGGCGTAATGACCAACAAGGCCACCATCCGCATACCGGCCAGCATTCACCCGGTCCAGGAAACCAGTCCCATACTTACGAACCGACGAAGCCTGAATCACATACTCGTTATCCGACAAGTACGCAGGAATCGAATCCGACGTCTCCGTGCCAGGGCCGCGAACATGACCACCAGACGCCTTGAAAACGCCATTAGTGTTTTGCTTCGTCGCAACCGTCACCTGGTTCGTCGTGATCGTGATGGTCTTCGACTGCACCAACCCGAGCGAGTTGAGCACACTCTGAATCGCAGACTGCGCCTGAGCGGTCGCAGCATTGATCTGTGTGCGCTTCTCCGCCGGCAGCGCATCCAACTTGGCCCGATAGCCGTCAGCCTTCGCGCCCGCCTCAGGCGCGTTGTTCTGGAACAACGTCGCCCAGTCCTTCGGCGTGCCCAGGATCTTGTCCGCATACCGCTGAGCAGCAGCACCAGTCACACCGTACTGACCGAGCGCAGCGATCAGCGACGAACGGCCACTCTCAAGAGCGCCAGTAGCCTGATCCTGAGAACCCGTCTGCTGGTACAGCGCACCGGCATAGTTGAGCGTGGACTGCGCGATCGAATCCAGCGACGCAGCGTTCGCGCGACCCTTCTCAGTCGACACATCAAGCGACTGACCGTTCTCCTTCACGGAGTCCGTCACCGCATCGATAGACGCCTCGAAGTCCCGCTGAGCCGAGTTCACATCGAGCTGCACCGAGTTGAAGTCCTTGATGGCATCAGTAGTGTCCGAGATGGACTGCGCTGCGTCATCTGCCGACTGCGCAAGAGAGTCAAGGCCAGACGCGGCCTCGTCCGAAGTATCGCCAGCCTCACCATTCGCGTCCGCCAGCTGATCTGCCTGGTCACGTGCAGACGACATAGCTTCGCGCTGCTTCTCCACCGACTGCACAAGCTCGGTGATGTCGCCCGACGCATCCGACAGACCCTCGCCGTACTTCTTCGTGATGTAGTCGTTGTCGTCACTGCCGCGGATGTCCTTCTGGACAGCGAGCAGTTCCTTGTACGCCTTCGTGTTGCCCTGAGCAGCCTTCGTTACAGTCTCGAGCGACAGCCCAAGACGGTTCGCCTTATCGAACGCCGACGACCCAGCAACCTCGATACCCAGGAACGACGTCTTAGCTGCAAGAGCGTTCGACACCAGTTCCTTGGTGTTCTTCGTCAGCGCGCCCGTCGTCGAATCCAGAGAATCCCGCAGAGTCTGCGTGTACTGAGCAGACTGCAGCTGCGCGTTCGCAAACACCACAGCTGCCGCAGCAGCGACAGACAGGGCGATGCCCCACGGGCCACCGAGGAACTTCAGCACACCACTCAGCGACGAACGGGCAGTGATGCCCCCATCGCGAAGGGTGGAGAGCGCGGCCCGGAACTCGACGATCTTCGGGATGGCGATGAGCAGTCCGCCGGCAAGAAGCGTTGCGCCACCAACGACCGCCGTCAGCGCAAGAGCGGAACCCTTCACCGGCTCCGGCAGCCCGTTGAACGCCGTCACAACCTGCGTCATCGTCTGCACAAGCGGCCGAAGCGCACCGTTCGCAGCAGTACCCGCCTCGATCAGCCCAGACTGGAACGCCGACTGCAGCTTCTTCAAGTCACCGTTAAGGTTGTTGGACTTCTTCGCCGCCTGGTCGACTGCGTAGCCAGCGTCGTTGTTCTGGTCGATGTACTGCTGGATGCCGTCAGCACCCTCTTTGTACAGAACCGTCGCAGCACGAACCGCGTCCGCACCAAAAATCTGCGACAGAGCCTGCTGGCGCTGAGCATCCGACAGGCCCGACAGTCGCTCCTGCAGCACCTGAGCGATGTCCGCCGCACCAAGGAACGAACCATTCGCATCCTCGACGTTGATGCCGAGGGACTTCATCAGCTGCGCCGACTCCTTCGACGGATTAGCCAGCATCTGCAACATGCTCTTCAGTGACGTACCAGCGTCAGAACCCAGCAGACCAGCATCCGCGAACGACGACAGCACGCCCGTCGTTTCCTCGATCGAGAAGCCGAAGTTCGACGCAACCAGACCAGACTGGTTCAACGCGTCGCCGAGCTCCTGCACGCCACCCAGCGCCTTACCGGCACCAGCAGCCAGCAGGTCAGCGATGTGAGGAACGTCGGAGCCCTCAAGGTTGAACTGCTTCATCGCGACCGCAGCGATCTGCGTCGCCTTACCGAGATCCACGTTGTCCGACGCAGCCAGAGCCAGAACACCCGTCAGGCCAGCGCCGAGGATGTCGCGTGTCGCAAGGCCAGCCTTACCCAGCTCAACCTGCGCCTCAGTCACCTGAGTCGCCGTGTAACCGAACGCAGCACCAGCCGTCAGAGCCTGCTCACGGAACTTACCCATGTCCGCCGCAGACGCATTCGTAGCCGCCTGCACCTTCGACATCTGCGCATCGAAATCCGCCGCCATCTTCACGATGACAGCAGAAGCCCCAACAGCAACAGCGCCGATACCAACCAGAGCAGTACCAACAGAAGTCGCAGCCTGCCCGAACTTCTCGAGCTTCTCCGACTCTTTAGCCGCATCAGCCGTAGCCTTACGAACCTTCTCCATTCCAGAGACATAGTTCGCAATAGAGGCCTGGATCGTAACTTTCACCACGCGCTCAGCGATGATGACCACCTCCACAATGGGGCCACACAGGCCGGTCGAATTGGCGTACGATCAGCGCATGACCGAACAGAAGACGAACGCGACCGCCGGGCTCGCAGGCATGTACCTGCTCGTCATCGGCGTCGTCCTGCTCGTCGTTGGTGTCTTCGTGTGGACGGCCGGCGGGCAGCCGCTCATCCCGATCGCCCTCGGCGTCGTCATGCTTCTGGCGTGGCTGATCATCAAGGCCGCGAAGAGCTAGTCGCGCTCGATCGCCTGCACCGGGAACACGACACCGCTCAAGTTCGCGCCTTCGCCGGCAGCCTTCTTGTAAGCGTCCATCGCGTCAGCCTGCGCACGTTCCGCCCAGTCGATAACTGGTGCGTAGATCGTGTTCCCCTCAGGCGTGACGACCGGCAGGCCCGCACGGTAGACACGCTTCCCATCCCGGTTGGACGGGTCACTATCGGGCGACCATGCCTCGTCACGCGGCTGCCCGTGCGGCCCAATGAGCGACTGGTACGCACGCACACCCAACACAAGCGACACCTGATCTGGCGTCCACTCCGGCTCCCGCTCAACACGCGTGTACAACAGCACCCCGTCGTCATCGAAGACAGGCACATGCCGTTCCTCCGGCGTCCAACCCCGCAGCACGCGCGGGGCGACACCAAGGTCCGCAGCTAGGAGGACTTCTTCTCGGAGGCGAGGGCTACGGCGCGCAGCGCTTTTCCCACCTCCACCGCCCGAGCAGAGTCACCCTCGTTGAGCGCGAAGATCGCATCAGCGATACGCCGGTGATCGCCGCCCGAGATGACGCCAAACAGGTCTTCCCACTGCCCACCCGTCAGCTCGCGCTCATCCTCACCCTCGAGGATCACACCGCTGTCGATAGCCGCATGCCGCGTCACCGCGTTCCAGTCGTACTGGAAGTACATGTCCGCGAGCACACCAGCACGCGGCGGGTTGTTCAACGTCAGGTCAGACCAGCCCTCGCCGATCAGCCGCTCGAACTTCAGCTCAACCAGCGAATCCGCGAACTGCGCACGGATCTCATCAGCCTGCTTCAGCAGCTTCGTCAGCGGCGACGACTTCGCCAGGCGGCCATCATCCGGCTTCTGCTTCTCAGCCTCAATCTGGTCCTCAACCTCAGACAGACGCGCCGCAACATCATCGTCCAGCGCAACCGTCACCGTCTTGAACGGACGCGGCTTAGCCTTCGCCGCAGCAAGCTTCTCGTCGAACGTACCCATAAGTCTGTTCCTCACTCGACCTCACTCAGAAAAGGTGAACCCGTGCGGGCAGGAGTGAGACTGCCCGCACGGGAGTTAGAAACCAGCTAGGTCAGGAACCAGTAGCCGGGGTGACGTCGCGCTCGACCTTCGCGAGCGGGTAGAACGGCTGGGTCTTCGTGAAGACCGAGTTCGCTGCTGCCTGATCGCGCTGCTTGACGCCGGCCTGGTTCAGCCAAAGGTCAAACTCCCCAGACGAGGTGATATCGGCGTCGTGATCCGTCGCCCAACGCACAGCGAAGACGTAGTTCTCGTCCTCAACGAACAGCGGGTCAGCGACGTTGGTCGGGTCGCCATAGATGTACTGAATGCTCAGCTCGCTGGACTTCTTGCCACCACGGCTGAAGGTGTCCTTCGACGTGAGGCGGTCATCGGTGATTCGCTCCTGCGAAGTCGTCTCAGCCCAACCGCTACCAGCGGTGAGGTCGTAAGTGATGTCCACAAAAGCAGCCGAATTCAGCTGCGTAACCGTGATGTCCTTAAGCGTCTTACCCGCCGTCAGGATGGAAGCCGGAGCCGCCATCACAAGCAGGTGACCTTCGGTACCGACGGACAGTGACTGCGATCCCTTGTTGATCATTCTGCAGGCTCCTTCTTCTTGTCTGCGTTCTTCCCATCCGTGGTCACGGAGGGCTTCTCTCCCACGAGCGGGAAGAACTCAGGCAGACGCGCCTGAGTGGTCTTATGAACTTCCATGTGCCGACCGTTCGGGCCGACCACGAGGACGTGGTTGTCATCCATGCGGATCGCTCCTTACATGCAAAAACCCCGCCGAAGCGGGGTTAGGTAGTGGGGATCGGTTGGGACCGGAATGAATACTCAACGGTCTGGAACCACATCGGAGGCGACACATCCGAATCGATCTGCACCGGGGACACGTAATCGCGCCTCAGAGGGTCAGTGCGCGTGCTCGGTACAACCAGGCGCACACCACGACGGAAAGGCCGCAGAACGCCATCCAGCCGCTCCGACACCCACTGCGCCTGATCCGGGGTAGAACCAGAACACTGGAACGTCACCGACGCATCACGGACAACCTGACCGCCAGTCACACGATCCTGCACATCGTCATCCGCGCCAACCTGCAGCGTCAGATACCACGTACCCGCGATCGGCTTACCATCCGCACCGACAGCGCGACCCTCGAACAGCTTCCCCGTCTTCTTGAACTCAGTGTCCGACAGCAGCAGAGCCTTCAACGCGTTCTTCTCAGCGATCGTCGTCACAGTCCCGCCGCCTTCAAGCCGTCATCGATAGCGCGCTCGATGCCCTGAGTGAAGCCAGGCGCTTCATTCTGCAAAGCTTTAGGGATTCGCTTACGACCAGGCGTGCGAGGCGCACCCTCATCGACCAGACCCACAACGGAACCCTGCCCGCCAAGCTCCGGACCGATCTCCGCACTGATACCGCCCAAACGCGAACCGGTGCTGCCATGCAAGTCATACGAGATCGACCGAGACGCACCAGGCAGAGCTCGAGCGCCGCTGTACTCATCACGGATCAGATCCTTGATGTTACGGGCCGAAATCTCGACAGCCTTACGAACGAACGGTGCAGTCGCCTTCGGGATCTCACCGAGATCACGAGCAAGAGAACTCAGGTCATCAGCCACCAGACACCACCCTCGCTGCAAACCGACGAGCAGTCGCATACGACGAACGGAACGGGGCCTCAATCCGAGCCACCGTCCCAGGAAGCGCAGGATCAGTCAGAGAACCAGTCACCCGCACCTGCATGCCGTTCTGCACATCAACAGACGAACCGATCGGCAGGCTCAGAGTGGCCAGCTGCGACACCAGCAGCTGCGTAGACGCCTCAACGTCCGACGCCTGCACGTTGCCCGCCTTGAACCTGCACGGGCCGTCATACACCGGAGTGAACACAGCCGGATACTCACCCGACCCGTCCATCTCAGTGGACTGAACCTCAAACCCGATCTGAGCAGTGTCCGTCATCAACGACTCCGCGTTCGCACGGAAATCCGGTAGCAGGCGTTCCACATCGCTGCGCAACGACATCAGTACCCGAATCCGTAAACGGGCCGGCCTGCGAGGTTGACGCCACACGAACACGACGACCCAAGGAACATCAGATCGCACCAAGGAAGGTGCCGAATAGCCGCCCCCACCGTGTCGTACGAGTACGCGCCACCGTTCGACTCAGTGAGCCCAAGCAGCGTCCACCACTCGTCGAGGATCGTCACACGACCCTTACCCGACTGGTACGTCCGCGACGACGACGCATCATCAACCGAGATCGTCACCTGCGTCGCATCGTCCGGCTTCTTCACCTGCGCGACAACAGCCTCACGGACCACGTAGTCCATCTTTGCATCGTCGATTGTTGGCACCGGCACTGCCTCGAGCCGCCGAGTCTCAATCAGCATTTCAGCGTCAGTGATCCACAGTTCCCACTGCTTCCACTGCACTGAATCCGGCTCGGGGGCGGTCTGCCCAAGAGCAACCGCAATAGTGTCAGGCGTCACCGACATGACCGCCCCCTTCCCTTACTACGCGTCCGACTTCTTAGGACGACCCGGCGACCGCTTCACGGCCTCCGGCTTGTCCAGCGACTCCCAGTTCTTGCCGATCAACTCAGCAAGAGCCTCATCGACCGAGACGATGGAGCCTGCCTCGTTGCGATACCGAGGCATTAGGCGACCTTGTCTTCGATCACCGCGAACTGATCCTGGAACGCGTACCAGCCGTAAACGACCTCCGCGCGCAGCAGAACCTCGTTGTGGCCAGCGAGGTCACGGCCCGTGTTGTCCGGGTCGCCGTACTCGAGAACACGGAACGGGATCGTCCGCTGAACACCCCAACGCAGACCAGACTGGAAGTTGCCGATGATCGCGCGAACCTTGTTGTCAGTCACGCTGCCATCGGTCGGCTTCCCCGAAACGGTGGTCGACACAGCCGCGTTGACGCCCTGGAAGTTCGTGATCCCAGCACCAAGGCCGAGCTCAGGGAACTTCTTGCGGCCGTCCGCGTAGCGAGCCGTCGACAGCGTCCACGCGTACTGCGGGTCGAACGCGACACCATTCACGCCGTAGCCGGCACCGATGACGAGGCCAGCAGCGGACTCGAAGTCGATGTCAGCAGCAGCGCCAGTCTCAACGCGCTTCGTGGTCGAGTTGAGGTAATTCGTCCACGAGGTCACCGCAGTGCCGGTGCGCGGGTTGATGCGGTAGTACAGGCCCAGGTCGAGAGCACGGGCGAGTGCCAGCGAAACCTTGTCGCCGAAGCGGTCAAGGATACCGGTCCGATAGTCCTCGTCGGCCCACTTGAACTCGTCCGAAGTGCGGAACTGCACCACAGCCTTGTGCGGCGTGGCGGTGACGAACGAGGGCTTCGCGTCATCCGAACCCTTCGGTGCCGACTGCTCAACGAACTCCGCCGTAAGGTCATCATCAAAGGTGATGATGTCGACGTTGCCGAAGCGCATCGGCTCCTGCCCGGAAAGGGCAGCAACCGTCGAACCGGTCTTCGCCTTCTCAACGATGCCGTCAGCGATCTGAGTCGGGAAGTGAAGATCCCCGCTCTGCAGCGTATCTGCCATGTGTTTCTCCTAAGTTTTGCGCGCTACGATTTGCGCGAATCAAGCTGATCGATGACGCCGGCCCACGGAGAGCGGGCCTTACTCATCGAGGTAGTCGAACCCTCCTTGGGTGCGACGTTTCCGTTCTTCTTCCGGTCTGCTACACGCGCCGCAAGCCGTTCAGCCTGCGCCGTGAGAGAGTCGGCATCTGAACCAGTGAGAAACAGGTCAGCGTCCGAAGGTGCGCCATTCTCGCCAGGCTCGGTACTGATTCCGTACTTCGCCGCGACGCTGGTCTTCAGCGCCTGCGTACGTGTAGTAGTCAGTTCCGTTTCCAGCGAAGCCAAACGCTGCTCGAGCGTCTGCGCTGATTCAGCGCGCGTCTTCAGCTCGGTGTAGTCACCGAACTTGTTCTTCGCCTGCTGGGCAAGCCGGTCCTTTACGATCCGGTCAACATCAGCCTGCGTGAACGCCTGCCCCTGCTCTTCGCCACCCTTGTCTTCGGTCGATTCGACCTGACCCTCAGCGGCATTCGCAGTGTCACTCATCGGTTCCCCGTTTCTGTCCCGTCGGACATCAGACCGGCCTTAGACGCGGCCGTAGCGTTCCCCCGTCAACCGGGGAGGTCTGTGAAATTCTCGTTCAAGTACTCACGCAACTGAGCCCGCTGAGCAGGCGTGCGATTCTTCTTCGACGCCACATACTGCACCGTCGAAGCTTCCGGCCCGTCATAACCGACAAACGCCGGAGCGGCCGTGCAATGACAATGCTCATGCGCTGCGAAACGTGCCGTGTTCGCCGTGTACACAGCGCCACGAGCAGCGAGCATCGCGCAGAACTTGCATCCACCCGACGCCACCCGACGCCACCCGACAGCCTGCGGATCCCGCTCCGTGTTGCCCGTCACCGTATCCCGATAAGAACGCGCCGTCTCCAACTGCACAACACCCGCAAGACGGTTACCCGCCAGAACATCGTCACCGTCGAACAACGGCTCAGCCGACCACGCAATCGCACGACGCAACTTCACCGTGCGATCAACGATCACCAAATCCGTCGTAAACGAACCAGCAACGCCAGCCAGATCACGCTCATCGTCGTAGAAATCCGCAGCCAAAGCAGCAGAACCATCCTGGTAGTACGAAACGACCTCCGGTATGCCCCCTAATAGGTCATACCGGCGCTGCTCCGCACTACCCGAAGTCGACCGCAGCAGCTGCAGAGAAGTCGATACGGCGACATCAGCTACTAGAGTCAGCGCCCGCCGGGACTCCAACGCTGTCGGCATTCACGGCCTCCTGCGTCGTCGTCTTGTTCGCCAGCGCCTCGAGCACTGTACGTCCCGCCTGCCGGCGCTTCTGCGCCAGAGCCCGCTCAATCTGCTGATCATCAAGACCCACAAGTTCAAGCGCCACATCCGTATCCGCCAACCACGGAACCGCAGCAATCTGCTTCTGCCCCGCATCAGCCTGAGCCGACTTTGACAGGTACAGCGGGTTCCGCCACTTCGGAGCCAACGTCTTCCAGGAATCCGGAACACTATCGAGCCCGTTCTGCATCGCGAGAGCGCGCATCACCTGACGCTTAATGGGGATTGACCACTCGTCAGTTGCACCCTCAGCCTCCGCGATCAACGAATCGCGGCCCTGCACATACGACCCTTCCGAAGTGGGGTTCGCCATGTCAGTCAGCGCGAAGTCCTGGTCCGGAAGATCGAACTCACGAGCCTCGAGTTTCGCCAGCGCATTCAGATCCGCCAAGTGCGGCTGCGGCGACTCAGGCGACACCTGCTCGAACGTGGCACGCGGGGTCGCCGCTTCCTCGTCGTCAGGTATGCCCAATACGCGGCCCATGACATGCTGCCAAGCAGGCTTCATCGTCCCGTCAGCGTTCTTAAACACATCATCCGAAGCGCCAAGCATGACCATCTTCGGGATCGCGTAGATGTCCATGTGCGCCTCAAGACGCATCAGCGCACGAAGCGCCGCATCCTGGTGCGACATCGCCGGACGCGAGATTCGCGAACGGCCCATGCGGCGCTCAGATGACGGCTTGTAGACCATAGGTTCCACAGGGACACCGAACGAATGCTCCGAGCGCTCAACAACCCACCGGTTTCCCTCATCCTGCTCTGCGCTGATCGTCAGATCTGGCAGATACAGAACGAACCCCGTGATACGCATATCCTTGCGCGCTGTCACCGAAAGGAAGCTCGTGAGCCGACGACCACGGACGCTGTACTCACCAGTCGCATTCAGTGCGTTACGTGCATGCACCAGAGCAGACGGCTCGTCCGCATCCACCCCACGAGTCGCAACCAGGAACGAGACGCCATTGATGAGCGAATCAGTGCGCCCCTGAGCAAGCTCCGAAAGCAGCGAATTGTCGTCCTGCAGCTGCTGCATACCCAAAGAATCAAGGTCACCAGATGGCCAAATGAACCGGTCAATGTTGCACCGACGACCAAGGCCGTCTACACCCTTAGCGGTCCATCCGAGAGCAAGCGCAAGATCCTCATACTGCGGCGGGATGATATTCCCCACCTGACGGACAGCCCGCTTGCCGTCGTAATACGACGCACGACGCAGGTTGCGCGGCGCGCGATTGTCCAGCTGCTCAATCAGTAGATTCAGCGTACGAGTCTCATCGTCGGTCAGATCAGAGATCCGGATCTGCTCAGTCACATGACCACCGCCATCCTGGATCCAGTTTTACCCTGACGCTTCACGTTCTCGTTCTGCGCACCCCACAAAGCCAAAGACGCCGAAACAATCGGAGTGATGTCAGACATCGCGTCCTTCCGATTCCAAGCCCACGCACCAGCCAAAGGACGCTTACGAGCAACCGACAACGCCACATTTACCTGCGGCTGATCCGTATGGAACAACTGCTGCGACATCACGCCATCGAACAAAGCCGCGCAAGCAACCGCCATATCACGACCCTCAGCAGCAGCCAAAGTCACAACGACATCCGTACCCTTCAAGTACCAACGCCCGTTCTTCCGCTTCTCCACAAGACCCGTCATCTCATCGACCACAACAGCGTGAAGACGGTTCTTCTTCGAGAGGGTTTCAATATGAGCCGGAACCCAATCCACACCCTTACGCTGCTCATCCATCTCGACGTGCCAACGGCCATCCGGACGCTTACCCGCGAACGACACCGAAGCCACCGAACGATCCGGAGCAACATCGATCGCCAAAGACAACCGCTCAACAGCCATCGACGCCGGATCGGCGACCAGATTCCACGAGTGCTCATCAATGACCCGCGCTGTTTCGGTCGGGTCCCAGATGCCAAGAGCTTCACGGCGGAACGAGTCCTCGTCCGTCAAGTTCTCCCGCATGCGCTCGATCGACTCGACCGGGGTGCGAGACGGGAACGACGGATTCGCCTTCGCCCACTGCTCATGATCGTCAGAGTCAGCAGACGGATCCGCCGAGAACTCCACGTATACGATGTTCTTATTCCGACCCGACAGCGCCTTGCTACGACGATTCGTGAACTCTTCGCCAGGATCAGACGGGCGCGGCGGCGTCCCCATGAAGAACAGCAGTGCGCCGGCCTCTTGCTGCGACTGGTTCGCCGCAGCAACCATGTCCTCGAGCGCCTTCGTGGTCAGAATCTGACCCTCATCGAAAACCTCAGCATCAACCTTGTCAAAGCCGCGGCCGAAGCCAGCCTCACGAGCTCCGAACATGATCACCGAACCGTTGCGGAACCGGATCTCCTGCTCGCCGTTCGTTGAACGGATCGCCTGGACATGAGGCCAAATCTTCTTCTTCTTCACCATCCCCTGCAGCGAAGCGAACGTCATCGTCGCCGTGCGGGTACGGTGCGCCGTCCAGAGCGCAGTGAAACCGGGGAACAGAACGCAAAGGGCAATGATGATCATGCCGACCAAAAACGTCTTGCCGACCTGGCGTGGGATGCTCAGCACCACTCCGCCGACAGTCGCCGCGTACTTGCCATCCTTGCGCTTTCCCAAAGCGATCGAACCGACACCGTGCTGCCACGAATCGAACCGAACACCCATCTCAGCGCACTTCGCCACCACACGTGGCCAAGCCGTCGTCACGATGCCTGAAGGCATCACCACATGGCGGGCAACCTCAGATAGCCGCGGCGTCGAACTTGCCGTCTTCGACGTCGGCATGCGCTTCCGCCTCCAACTCTCGAGCGTCAAACGCGTCGATCTCGCGGGCCGTCTCCATGAGGCGCTTTGTCAGTGCCGCCAAGTCACGAGCCGGTGTATTCGGATCCTCAACAGCAACAGCAATCCGACGCCGAGAAGCGACCAACATCGCCCGAGTGTCATTCGCCGCAGCGGCCTCAGTCAGAGACAGCGGCCGGGCCGGCTTGTCATCCGCAGTGACAGCTCGGAGCTTCGGTGCAGCCATGCGTATCACCGCCTCAGAGGTTGGTACAAGTCAGATGGGGTTGGTACAAGCCATTGGAAAAAAGGTGGGAGGGGGACGGTCGCTAGCCCCGGAGGTCCAGGAGCCGCGCGAGAGGGGGCATCCCCCCACCATCCAACACCGTCGACTTGGTACAAGTTGGTTGGTACAAGTTGCCGCTTAGCGGTTGAGTGAGCCGCTTCGCCGCACGATTGGCGCGACGATTCTGGCCCGCTTCTTGCTGTTGCAGTCACGTCTTCGATGCGCTGCCTTCATGTTGGCTAGCGCATCTTGACCTCCCTTTGCGAGAGGTACGACATGATCAACGACGAATGACTTCGGGTCAGTCATCGGTAGCTTGTAATCGATACTCGAGCCGCAGAGGTAGCAGCTCGCACCCGTGGCTCGAAGCCTGGCACGTGCACGCTTAGCTTGCGCACTGTTGCGCTCAGTCATGCGTCAACCCCACTAGTGTTCGTCATCCCATGGTCGGGGCTTATCGTTGCAGCAGTAGCGTGCGGCTGATGCGTTGGGGTATTCGGCACCGCATTGTGCGCATGTGCTCACCATGCTGCGGTCGCAATCATGTGCACTGTTGACCAGGCGATGATGATGACGCAGACGATGACGGTGATGATGCCTGCGTTCTGCCACGCACGTTCACGCTTGGTCATCAGTCACGATCCTCGATGGGTTGTTCGAACACGGCGTCGATGGCTGCGATCAACGCAGGTGGTGTGTGCTGTTGTGTGGGCCAGACGTTCGACCGGACACGGTGTGAGCTCAGCGAGTCGTCATCGTTCATGGCCGTACGCCATTGTGCGGATCCATTGGATGAAAGCACCGGCCGCATCACGGCACATGTCTAGAGCGTCATCCAGAATGGCGTCTACAAATTGCGGGAGCAGGAGCAGTACTGCCGACAGAAAGCACGCACATACGAACATGGCCAGGCCAACCCCGGCGCTCATCATGCGGCTTCTTCAGCCAGTGCACGGGAGCCATCAACGATCATGTCGAGTTCGTCGAGTTCGACGACGCGATACCAGGTGGGCACGAGGACTGCGTTGATGTTGACGCCCTTGGTGGCGCAACGTACTTCGATCTCTTCGTGCAGGCTGTTCATAACGTCGTTGATGACCTTGGCTGTTGCTTCGGTCACGGGAACCTGAAGTACATGCCCGTCGATCTCGCTTGAGAGTGGCACGTCGAGCATTGCAGCCTCCGATGTGTGGTGAGTTCCCGTCCGTCACTCGAGCCGCGTGTGCTCATGTTGTGCCGTGCCTCACCCGCGCTGGCCTGTGTGGCGTCTTGGCAGGGGCCGGCTAGTCATGTTGTTGAGACGACTGGCGACGGACGGGAAGAATGTGGGTGCACGATCGAGTGGGCAGAGGCTTGGTCGAGGCGTTGTGGCTCTGACCATTTGAGCTTGCCCACTCGTCGGCGGTACGACACATGCCCAACATGTGTCGTGGTCACAAGCGGTGTGAGATTCGAACTCACATCCTCGGCGCGTTCAACGCCGCGCAGATACCAGCCCAGCGGCTACCTGCTCCCCGCTTGCAAGATTTGGGTGCCCCTTATGCGTCTCAGGGGCCACGAGCACGTATACAGTCACCTGCGTGCGTCCTGATCGTTGCGATAATCAGGGCGAGCGGGCAACAAGTAAGGCCACCTACCCGAAGGTTGATGGCCTGGTGGAGCACACAATGGTGCTACGCGGTTACAGCATAGCCGATATCAGTCGGTTGCGGTATCCGATTCTGGGTGCGAGTCGCAAGTCACTTCACCCATTCCCCGGCAACCGGTGCAAATCTGCTTCGTTCCCGCCCAGTAGCCTGTGTACCCATTACCCCGGCAGTATGGGCAAAGCTTCACTCGTAGCGTCATGCACTCATCCTCTCACTTACCTCTGCCAGTTCTTCCCCAAGTTCCTCGATCGCACCCATCGAGTCCCACCTGGTTCTGCACCTCTGGCACGTTACCTGTTCCTCCGACGTCCGCCCGTCTTCGTCCTTGCGGTAGGAGAGGATGAGCCGTGCGGGTTGCCGTTCGCCGTCCTGGTCGACCCACTGCTGGTCTTTGCAGATGACGCAGAGGTAGCCGGTGGGGATCTGTTTCACGTTGCGGTCGAGTTTGGCGGTGATGGTGCGTTCCCAGCGGCGCAGTTCGCGGACGTGCCATTCGGTGAGTTCGTCGTTGAATGCGGTCTGTGCGTCGTAGCTGACGTACCAGCGCCGGAGTGACGCGGGTAGGTCGTTGCGGTCGTACGCGGTCAGTTCATGTCGCAGCCAGTCGCGGAGTTCTGTTTGGATCTTCGTGAGCTCCCACAGTGCGTCGGAGTCGATGACGTTGCGTTCACGTGCGGACGCCGACTTGGATCCGCCATCGTTGCCGGCGGATGGTACGACAGCATCAGCCAACTGTTGCAGCAGTGCGGGGTGTTCGACGGGGACGGTGCGCAGGTATTCGCCGTCGTCGGTTGTCTGCTTCACGTTGACGACGGTCGGCTTCGTGAGGGTGTCGATGGCGTCGAGTAGGCGGCTGTCGGTCAATTGAAACCTCCGAGCGCGCCAACTCCGACGAAGTACATCACAATCACGAAAGGGCTGGCGATCACGCAGCCGCCCCAGAATGTGCTGGTCCGATCTGCTACGAAATCAGCAAGCTTGGACAGCATCAATAAGCCAACCACCGCTACCACCAGCGCGAGCGGCACCACGAGTGCCATGATCCAGGGGTTCATCGTTCTTCCTCCAAATATGCGGCGTCAGTTCCACGTCCCAGTGGCCACCGTTGAACAGAAGACGGCCCGGGAGTCGTTGTGACTTCCGGGCCGTTACGTGTGGCTTCTTCGAGTAGCCACCGTCGCATGCGTTGCTCGATCGTTTCAGGCATCGTCACCTCCTGGCCGTTCGACGACGACTTTTTCATCCAGCCAGTCGTCGCGTTCTTCGAGTGGTCGGCTGAACTCGAGCAGGCCGCAGATGGGGCCGCATGTTGGGCAGGTGTCGTGGATCAACGCGGCCACCTGACCTTCCTTAGCGGCCGGTACACATTGACCACGTACCAGCGAGTGAGTGCCAGTCGCAGCCGTTTGACATCCCGCTGCCATCCGCTGCTCACCACGGCACCTCAGCATCCGCAATCTGCCCCGCCGTGTCCCATGAGCCTGACTGCGCCTGCGTCGACTGCTGCGGTGTCGGCGACGACTGCTGGTACTGCTGTTCGCGGGGGATGATGCCGAGGGTGCCGAACTTGATGCGTACCGTTGCCGACGTGGTGCCGTCCTGACGCTGGTACAGGTTCAACTCGGGCTGCCCGGTAACAGTCACCAGTGTGCTCTTCCGCACGGAGGCTGCGATGGCTTCTGCTTCACGTTCCCAGAACGACGCCTGGAACCAGATCGTCTCGCCCGCATCAACCCACTGGTCGCCGTCCTTCTTGCGGGGGGTGTGTGCGATGTCTACGGCGATGACGGACTTGCCGTTGTGCTGCCGAAGCTCCGGATCCTTGGTGACGAAACCTTCGACGGTGATGGTTGCCTTGCTCATGCTGCTGCCTTCCGTGCCGCTCGTGCGGCGTCTTCGATAACGAGTCGCCTGATGTACTCCGACAACGACTCGTAGTGGTTGATTGCCTGCTGCTGCGCCAAGTCCCGATCGTCCGGGGTGAGGCGCAGAGTGACGGTGGTTGTTTTGGTCATTGCACTGGCTCCCACGGCCACGACGCGCCACGGATCATCCGCTTCGGCCATGCCCGCTCGTCTCGGTCACCGCGCCAACGCGACACGGCAACCGTCCTCATGTCTCCCGTCCCATCCGGGTCGGGTCGTAAACCGAAACCGAACTCAGGCCAGCCGAGCAGTGCAGCTGACCCTCGAGGGCGTAGGTCGCGCTCACCAGTAGCGGACGCTGACTTGCCGGCGTGCGCTTCCATGACGAGTGCGATGTCTCGTTCGCGCAGCGAGTCCAGTCCGACGATGAGCGGGGCTGCGTCGTCGTCGTTGTTGATCGCCTTGGGGACGAGCTTGTACAGCGGCCCGATGAACAGGACATCGGGCTTGTGGCGATCGATGAGCCGGTGGATCTCCGACAGGTGCGAACCGCGGGTGATGTCGATGCGGTTCCCAGCGACGATGTTGATTGCCAGGCCGGGATCGACTGCGCCAACTTCCTGAGCTCGACGGGCGGTGAATCGGACTGCGCGTCGCCACTGCCGTTCGGTGTTCTCGGCGTCGACCACGAGTACCTTCACCGGGTCGATCGGCTTGAACGATGTTGGGTGGATGCCTGCCGATGCGAGAACAGCGAGCTGTCGCACAAACGTCGTCTTCCCCGAACCCTCAGGGCCGGTGACGATCAGTCGATCCTTGCGTTCGAGCAGTTCCGGGATCACCCAGTCATAGGCGTCTGAGCCGGCCAGGATCTCCGCGAGCGTCTTGGTCTGCAGCATGCCTGTGCTGTGCCCGTCAACGAGCGTCTGGAGCCTGTTGAGGGCCATTGACGCGGCGTCCATTGGCGGTGCGCCTGCCGCGAGGTCTTCCTGCATCGTGTTGGCGATGCTTCGAGACTCGCGTCGGACCGCATCAGCTCGGACACCGGCTGCGTACTCCGGTGCCGCGAACGAGTACACCAGTGGGTCTGCCCAGGTGAAGACTTCCGTCTCCAACCCGCGAACACCCCAGCCTGCGAGTGCTGTGTCCACAATGGCCGCGTCGATGGCGTCGGAACGGCTGAGACGTTCCATGATGCCGTCGAAGATGACACCCATGCGTGCATCCGAGAAATCACCGGAGGCGACCATGCCGTGAATTCGGCCAGCCTGCAGCGGGTCGCGGATGATTGCACCGAGCAGGTTCTGCTCGGCCTGGGTGCCCGTCATGCGTTCATCCATGCGTCAGGGTCAACGCGCCCGTTGGGTCCGGACGGCTTGGCCTTCTTGAGCCAGGTGGTGAACGCAGCGTTCCATCGCGCTGCGTGGCGGTCGTGTGTTTCGGCGTGCAGTCGGAAGTTGTCAGCTTCCGCGATGATGTTCACTCCGCGGCTCTTGGCGAGCTCGAGGTGGCTTGCGGTCGGTGCCCAGTCCTTCGGCAATCTTGTTTCCTTGATCCGTTCATCGCCTGCAGGAAGCGAAGCTTCCGTAGCTGTAGTAGTAGCTGTAGTAGTGCGCAACCCTTGGCCGTGCCCGCCTTTTGGGGTAACTGCATGGGTAAAGCCAGGGGTAACCGCATGGGTAAACGTTGCTATCGGGGAACCCTTGGCGGCGAGCACGGTTTGCACCTGGCCAACCTCCCATTTGAGTGTCTTGTCTCGGTCGTGGAGCTTCTGCACCTCGAACGCGACCACCTCGCGGATCTTGCTGGAAGCGATCGCGGCGAACGCTGTCGTCATGGACACGACGAGTTTGGGCTGCTTCATCAGCCCGTCGTGCTTGATGAATGACCGGATGACGACTTCCTCGGTCGTTTCATCCCGCAGCACGAACGCAGCCTGTTCGAGCTCTTTGGCGGCGCGCTCCACGTCTGCCGGCGTGGTGTCGGCTGACAGCTGAGCGATACGCCCTGGCCGCCAGTCGGCGACTCCGGCGTAGCTCAGAGTCGGGTGGCTCAGCAGCAGCATGTAGAGGCGCTGTGCTTCCGCGGACAGCTTTCGCCAGTCCTCGTCTGCCCACATGTCGAGGCGGATGCTGGCTCTGTCGCGCGCCATCAGCTGTCCGCCATGATGCGACGGACACCTGCCTCGGTGATGCCGAGCGCTTCACCGATGGCCTGGTTGCTGAGGCCGTACTTGCGTGCCAGGTCGACGTACAGGGCACGTGACCGCTTGGCCTGCTCGAGCTCTTCACGGCACAGCTTGAGGTGACCCAATGCGATCTGCTGTCTGTTGTCTGACTCGGGTAGGATCGACATAGCTCGTTCCTTTGTTGAGGTGTTCGGGTTATGCCCCGGAATCGTGTTCGCGCACTTTCCGGGGCCGTCTCAATTTTACCGAACACAAGTACGAATGGCCTTGTGGAGTAGGTGTTGGCAAGTCGCCCACTTATGCACATTTGCTGTGGATAACCGTCATGCGGCTGCCTCCTGGTTGATGTGGGCGAGTAGCTGCCGGCCGATGAACTCGGTGTAGGCGGGTGGGATTGCTTCTGCGATCTCGTGCCTGTCGTTGGTCCAGTCGATGCCCATTGCCTGCTGCCACTGCTGCAACGAGCCCTTACCGCCCCCGAGCCCGTAGACGGCAAAGTAGGGGCCGTCGTAGAACTGTCCGTGACGCCAGCCAGCTACACGCCCACGGTGCGTCAGGTGCTGCGGTTCCGGTGTGGACCAGTAGCCGAGCTCGAAGTACCGGTGACGGATGACACCCAGCCCGAACATCTCGCCGCAGAGCGTGAGGTCGCGCCGAAGTGGTGCCCCCTGCACGTTCTCGATGACGTAGGGCTTGCCGATCGAGTCGAGCAGGTCACGTGTCGGCTCGATGAGTAGTGGCCACTCGTTCCCGTGCACGGCCTTGAGTGCCGTGTATCCCTGGCACGGCGGACTCGCATGGATCGCATCGAACTCGTGTCCATGTTCCGCCAGGTACTCGAGTGCGTCGGCTTGGTGGAACTCGTAGGGGTAGTTCGGCTGCGGGTCGATGTCGATGCCGAAAACTTCGAAGCCGGCACGTGCGTACCCCGTGCCAGCACCACCCGCGCAGCAGAACAGGTCGAGCAGTCGGGGCTTCAATCGTCCCCCCAGATGGATGCGTTGATTAGCCGTTCAACGTCGGTGATGCTGACGACAACGTGCTCGCAATGCAGGGACGAGTTAGCGATTGTCAGCTGCACCCGCTCAATCACTTCGTCGAGGTGTTCGCGTTTAGGCATCGTCGCCCTCCCGTCCATCGAGGATTGCGATGACAGCTTCACGACTGCCGCCGCTGCGGAGCTCAGCGCGCGCGTTGATGATGCGCCGAGCCAATCCGTTCGCACGCTCGACGGACGCGACCCACATGGTCTGTAGTTCCTCGTCCGACTTGCTGAATCGGCTCATGCGTAAACCTCTTCCACGAGCAGCTGCAGCCCTGACGCTTGTCCGGGTCGGTAGACGATCATGGGCATGACTTTCTGCATCAGGTCCGGCGTGTCATCGGGCACAACGTCCGCGTCTACAAGCCCGTCGCACAACGCCTTAAGCGTTGGCACGACGTTGTCGGCATCTCGACGTGTCGTTGTGCGGACGAACCATGTGAGGGTGACGCGCACCTTGTCGCATTTGAGGACGCCGGCACTCTTCGCGGCGTAGAACGAAGCGGCCCTGACCTGTTTGGTCAGACCCGCTTTCTTCGCCCAGTGGAGGCGTTGGTTCGCGTTGAGTGGTGGGCGTTCGTAGGGCAGGTCAAGCGTCCACTGCATCGGAACCTCCTGCCAGCTTTCGAGTACCGACTACTGCGATGTGGAGGTCATCGATTTCGATACCGGACCGCCACAGCTCGATGGCGATGTCAGCCGCCTTCGCTCGGTGCAGGCTGATCCACTCGCCCGGTCGGAACTTGTAGCCGCACGTGCATGTCAGACCGGGCTGCGTGTGGTGGTACTGCAGTTCAGTCGCGATCGCTTCTGCTCGAGTGCTCATGCGCTTGCCTCCTGCTCCTTCGCCGCGTTCATCGCTGCCCGGATCTGCCCGAGCACGTCTTCCCCTGCACCTGCGTTCTTGGCTGCGTGTCCGAGCTTGTTCAGGGCGGATACGTTGCTTCCTGCGTTGGCGAGCTCGGTTAGCCAGTCGACGGCAGGTGCGATGTCGGGCAGGGGTTCGACCGTGTACATGGCGCTCTTGCCCCGCTTGACGATGAGTGGAACCGAGAGCTTCTTACCGATGCCGCTCATGTGGGAGATGCGTGTGCCACCAGTGACGTCGTTGCCGAACCGCACCGTCTCGTCGCAGTACAGCGTGACGCGTTTCCCCACGTAGTTGGCGGCGTTTGGTCCCCAAGCCTTGACAATGACTCTGCGCATTGACTTCCCGGGACGCCACACGCGGGGGAACTCGCGAAGGTGGAAGTTGAACGGTTGGTCGGCGTTGTTCGCGGTGACACGTTCGATGGTGAACGTGCGGGGGCCACTGAGTAGATCGATCGCGTCCAATTGGTCCGACTTCGGGGCGATGCTTTCGGTGAGGTCGATGGTCACTGGTTGAGCTCGCTTTCGTTGATTACAGCGGCTACTGCTCGGAGGTAATCAGCCTCGAGAATGTTCCCGTTACCCGTGCGGTTGTTCATGACGCTGACCGGATCCTTGAATCCAGGCCAGTTGTACGGATAGGTAATTTCGATGTGACCGAATGGATCCGGCAGCGTCGTGGCCTTTTCGTTCTTCATGAGAGCTCCATATCTGCAAAGTGATCAACCCGTTCTGCAACGGGTCGGCCTGCTGTTGCTGTGGTGTAGGCGGCGATGATGTCGGCTGCTTGCTGTTCATATGCGTTGAGTGCGGCGACGATTGCCGCATCCCACTTCTCGTCGCGGTAGACGCGCTTCACGAAAAGTGGCCAACCGCCCGAATAAGAGCAGTAGTCCCACCACTCGCGGTCAAAGACGAACATGCAAGCGTGTACTTGGGCGAGATTGGCCGGCGGAACACGGTCTTCGAGGAACGTTCGGAGCTGCACCTTTGGAACGCGTGACTTGACTTCCAAGCCGCCCTTGTCGCCTACGAGGCCATCGGGAGACGCCCCCAGCGTGTATCCGTCTACGTCAAGCGTTCCGAATCCGACTTCCTCGACGGGTGCGTAGTTCTCGGCGTACAGCTCCCTCGCGTATGGCTCATCCAGCGTCCCGCGTTGCATGTCGAACGATGGGTGCACGTATTCGACGTGACCGCTGATCCGTTCAGCGATAAGTGTCTGCATGAGCCCCCGTGCCGTGTCGTTGTCTGCGATCTTGCCGGTGGGTGTGAGCAGTTTGCCGATAGTCGATGCGGTAAGTAGCCCGCATCTGAGGTCGAGCCACCGCTGACTTCCTTGCTCTACATCGTGGATTGTGAGCGTCATGCGTCCTCCTTGGCGACATGCTTGCCGTGGCCGCGCATGTTCTCTTCGGCCGCGGCAACAGCGCGCATTTTCTTGTCCGGGTCGATGTATCCGCCGGTGATTGCGTTCAAGTACTGCCAATACGCCGCCCACTCTTTTGCCTGGTAGCCGATGCGTGTGTGGCGCGGCGAGCGATTGGCTACCATCCCCGCATTTCCTTCCTGAATCGCATGATGATGACCCAGCGTTGCCAACGGTTTGGGAGTGTGCACCATTCGTCGGGTGAGGTTCGGTCCCATCCGGTGCAGTAGGTGCCGGTCATGCTGCGTCCTCCGTGCTGCCTTCGTGTCGCCATTCACAGTCGGCTGCGATTGACCAGGATTCGTACTGTTCTTCGCAGATGGCGCATTCGTAGAAGTGGACTTCGCGTGGCATCACTGGTCCCCGTATCTGTCGTTGGCGTTGACGGCTGCTTTGATGCCATCGAGGCGGATGAGGTCTGCGGCTAGTGCGTCGAGTTCCCATCGGCGGAACTCACCGTTGGCTACGACGACGCCTTCATCCCACGCCTTCCACGACCCGTCTTCGAAGAGCTCGAAGTCGTAGTCGGCGGATTGAAAGACGGGTTCGTCATCGTTCATGTCGCCGCTCCCTCGTACACGTCGGTCACGTTGTCAACCACGGTTGGTAGGTACGCTTTCAACGCTGCGAGGTCGCGTGCGTCGAGGGTGCCGGTTGTCCACGATTGGTTGTCACGCATGTAGGCGAGGTATTCGCCGTCTGCGTAGATGAGAAGCCGCCCATCGTTGAGAACGAGGGGCGGCTGGCGGAACGATTCGCGGGTGCCGGTCATGTGCCCATCCGGTTATCGGCGGCAAGGATTGCGGCGGCGATGGAATCTACATTAAGCTCACGAGCACCCCAGCCTGCAGCTTGTTCCCAAATGCGAAACATCGTGTCGATCGCGTCGAGCAGGTCGGGGTTGCACGCGGTGCCGATGATGAGTGCTTCGTTGCCGGGAAGGAACTCTGACACCACGGCATCGATGGTCGTAACGTCTTCCTGCGCCGACTTGCGCCACTTCGCGAGTACGTCCCGTGCATTCTGAATGTCGTTCACCGGATGTCTCCAATGCTGTCTGCGATGTCGTGGAAGGTGACACGTTCACTGTCGGTGAGCTGCACGTCGTCGTGTTCACCTGTGACGCGCATCGATGCCGCGTATTGGGCTTTCAGGATCCGTGACCACTGTTCGGGGTTGAGGAATGGCATGTCATACCGGTCCGATGAGTGCGGATGGTGCGAGTAGGAGGCAGAGGAATGCGAGTGCGACGAGGAACCGGCATGACTGCTGCACGAACCATGCGGGCGTGTATTTGCGGGGAGTCATCGGTCGGCTCCGTTCTGGATCAGGGCGAGGACACGCAGCACTAGTCGCCCGATGGGCAGGTTCGCGGCCATCTCCCCCCACTTCCGCAAGTCGTCGATGTCCCGCTGCTGGTCGGGGGTGATCTGCTCGTGGGTCGGCGGGTGCGGGGAGGGTGCGTAGGGTGATCGCAAAACGCGCTCGATCTGGACCGGGCATCGGCTCGTCGGTGGTCGGCACCGGGCGCTCGACGCGGACGCACCACTTGCAGCTGGTCGGCTCGTATTCGCTCATGTTCTATCTCCTTGGCAGATGTTGCATGTTTTTGCTGCTGCGTCGTTCGCGACCGTTCATGTCGCCGCCGCGTGCGTAGTCGATGTGCCATGCATGTTCCGTGGACCAGAGCACTGTCATGACTGTTGTTCCGTCTTCGGTGATGGATAGGGTGATGCGGTCGCGGATGTAGCACCAGGCGCGGTATTTCGTGGACCAGGTGATGTCTGCGGGGTGGTCGAAGCAGGCGCGAATTTCTTCACCCGTGACACCCATCTCGAGTGCACGGTCAATGGCGTGCTTCGACATGGTGAACGGGAGATCGGCGGTCATGCTGTTCCATCCTTCTGTGACGCGCGACCGTTGAACCAGCCAGCGAGGAAGGCTTGGCGCGACTCGTCAGTGAGATCGCCCACCCACGTCTCAGCGAACCGGTCGTAATGCTGCTCAGCGACGTTGAACAGAACGTCGTAGTTGGGGAAGTCGTCTCTGGTCATGGATGTCTCTCTCAGTTGACGAACTGCAAGTCGATGCCTAGTTCGATTTTGTAAGCGCCTGTCGATGACGGCTGCATTACGTGGCGTCTAGCAAGCCGAGCCGCTGCGGACACGGTGAACCCGCCGCGCGTTAGGCGACCCATCTCGATGGCGATAAGTGCCTCGTCTTCGGGCCACACCCGATCGGCGAATGCCTCGCCAGTTGTGGTTGTGGGGTGCAGGTAGCCGGAGCGCACCCAGACGTCTAGCTGCCGGTAGCTGATGCCTGCTTCGTTCATCACCCAGTAGGACCGTCGTTTGTCGCGGGCCATTTCCAGGTTGATTGCGTCGCGATGATGCTGCTGCCACATCTTGCGTTCGTTCCTCGACTGCAAAACCGCCGGGGAACGTTCACCGCATTTGCACACCGCGAACCCCGAGCCGCTTTTCTCGCGGTCGATCAGGCCGTGTCGTAAGTTGGCGTTCCCGTACCGGCTCATGAGGCACGTTTCCTCACGCTGGCAATTCGCTCGCACTCTCGACACCGCCACTGCCCGCTCTTCACCCGCCGGCCGTACCGGGTGCGAAGGTGTCCGTGGAGGCAGTACGGATCATTACGGGAGGTACGGGTGACGGTTGAGCGGGTCCATGCGTCACGGGATTTGGTGTTGTTCGCTCGCTCGTAGCTGTCCATGCCGAGCGCTTGGAGTGCACGGTTGAGTTCGTCGCCTTCGAGTCGGGCGATCAGTAGGTCGCGTACAGCATCTTCGGCGTCGCCCTGAGAGGGCATGGGTCGTGGATCATCCGTGCGCAGATCGGTCGGCGCGAACGGCGCAGTCATGCGTGCGCCACCTTCCGCCACTGCTGCGTACGACGGCCGGAGTCGGTCATGGAGTAGATGCCGGTGAACTCGACTAGTCCGCGTCGTGTGAGCTCGGATCTCCTGGACCTGACTGACTGAGGTGTCGGCATCACCCATCCGTGCTGCCGTGACTCAGCGATGTACGCGGTGTACAGGCTGTCATCGGTCATGCCGGCGTTGTTGCCGGTCACTTCCGCGTCGTGCTCGAGGATGTCGAGGATGTGCTGCTGAACGATGGTCGGGTTCCACGCGGACGATGCGGCCTCGTGCGATGTGGTCGGGTCTGTGGTGCGGGCGTTAGGCATTGCTCTTCCCCTTAAACGCGTCAGTCCCGCACGTGCAGCACGTCCATGTGCCAGTAGTGCGGGTGAAAAGGTGGGTGTGTTCAATCACGGCGCTTGCCCTCTGCAATGCGGGACCAGAGTTGGCCGGGAACGCCGTCCGCGATTCGCCAGATGCGGCTGTGGTCCCCGTTGAACTTTCGGTCGTCCATCGGGTGCAAGCGTGGCGATCGTTTGGCGTTGTGCGCGACGATTCGTGCCGTCACTTCTCTACCTCCACAACGTGTTGGTCGTACCGGAACTCGTGTTGAATGCGCAACGTGTCCGCGTACTCACGAGTCACAATGTTTGACCGCTTCCACGAACAGGTACGGCATCTCAGGTTGAAAGCTTCGAGCATCAGGAAACTCGCTCCGCCACCAAAATGTCGATGGTTACGACGTGCCGACCGGCGTCGATAGCGTCTCGGAGCGGGCACGCCGTCCCATAGGTGTCGACGTCGCCGTACTCGTGACCGGTCAACGAGTTGTAAACGCGGTACTTGTGGTTCATGTTCTGCGCCCTTCGTCGGGTTGGATAGTTGAAGAGTGCCGGGGAGGTTCGGGTCAGCCCCGGAACTCAGTGCCCTATCGCCGATTCGCACGGCCCGCAGTCTGAGCTGCGTTCGCTTTCGCTAGGGCTGCCTCAGTTCGGTACCCGGAGCCAATGGCCCTCGTGTGATACCCCGTCGAGGCGAAGTGTTTGATGCCGCCGGGATCTACCGGCCGGACTTTCCACATCCCCCGCCCCACCTGAACGTCTAACTCGGTGGGCTTAGGGGCCATATGTGATGTCGCCACGCGTCGAAGCCGACTCGTCGAGTAGGGGCTCTTCGTGGCGTATTTTGGGGTCAACAAACAGCGCCATCCACATGGCGCACTGTTTGCGGTAGAACTCCCGGCTTGTTAGATGCCGGGTCTTTCGTCAGGGAGTGATGCGAACCAACGGTCCGCCTCCTGGATTCCGATGAGCGGCTTGCGGCCGAGGTACTTGGGGAACAGCTTCTTGTCCGCAATGTCTGCGCGGATGTAGGAGACGCTCACTTCGTACGCTTCGGACATGCTCTGAACTGAGTACGCCCGTTTGCCGCGCTCAATCTCTGGGGTGTCTGCGCTCATGCGGCAGCTCCAATCAGATCTGCGGGGTGAACACGCAAAACGCCGCCGACTGCAATGAGCTCGGCCACTGTGAACTCGTCGCGCATTGCGAGTCGTTCGTTGAGGTCGGGCACGCTGATGTCGGCGGCGTGTGCGATGGTGCTGGGAGCAACGGTGCTGTCGGTGATCGCCAGGTTGAGGCGGTCAACGACCGTTGCGACTGCTGCTCTGAACTCCATACGATGACCATACAGCACCATATGGTGTCTAGCAACACCCTCATGGCGCTGATTTGATCGTTCTTGCTGTACGGTTGACGTATGGCAGGAGACGCTAAGAGCGCCGTGAACAAGGCGCTGGGCAACGAGGTGCGTGTCTGGCGCACCCGCCGTGGGCTGTCACGTGACGCGCTTGCCGAGAAGACCGGCCTGCAGCGCACGCAGCTTGCACGGATCGAGAACAACGAGCGGGACATTTCGCTGAGTCAGTTGTTCCAGATCGCGTGGGCGTTGGACGTGGATCCTGAGCGGATCGTCCGCGACGCGATCGACGCGAACGGCGGGATGGAGGCTCTGATTGAAGAGGACACCGAGTAAACCCGGGTACGCAGAAACGCCCCTCACCGACTCAGGTGAGGGGCGTTTCTAGTTCCGGTACTTCAACTGACGATCTCCTTGTCGCCGATGCGGTACACGCCCTGTGTTTCGATCCAACTGTGGAGCTCGTGTGCGGCTTCGAGCAGGGATGCCTTCACATTGTCGGGTAGTGGCGCGTAGTCGAACTCAGTGGTGCACTCCACGAAGCCAGTAGCAAGCTTCTCGAGCACGTCATCTGTGTCCCTGTTGGCTCGGTCGCGCATGAGCGCCCGGTCGAGAGCGGTTGCCCATGAAGTCACAGCACGTCCGCCTTGACCACTAGCGACGCCACGACGCAGGCCGCAGCAACTACCACGTTGACGACGATCGCGGTGCCGTAGTAGCGGTTGAACAGCCACGTGCCGTAGAACCACATGGCGCGCAGGTCGCGTTCGCGACGTGCGCGGGCGACGTGGGCTCGGATGCTCGCGTTTGACTCGGTGCTGTCGGTCATCGGTCGCTCCGAATTGTCTCGATGTGGTCGCTGTGCGTAGTGCGGTACGGCCAGCAGGTGAACCCGTTGTCGTTTCGCCACCCGTCAGCCCAGTCCAGGGTCACGCGTTCCTGGCATCCAGGGCATGTGATGGTGTCGCCGACGTTGGCAACGACTGGTTCGCGCATAGGGGTACAGTCGGGTGTTCCGGTCCGTGGGTCGCCGGTGCCGTGGATCTCACCGCAGAAGCAAAATCCGGACGACTCATGGGACATGGCTTGCCATGTGCTCACAGCGCTTCCGCCTTCCAGCAAATGCAAAAACCGTTTGGAAAAGAGGGGGTCGCATAAGCGCAATCAGCGCGCCCATGCGGCGCGTTCTCGATCGCAGAGTGCAGGCCTTCGGCACGCTGACGTTGGTAGCGAGCCGCGCCATTGGTGACTTCAAGGTCGGCTCGCAGTCGGCCTACCTCGGCGGCAGCGGCATTGAAGCCGACTGTGAAAGCTTCCCGTGGGCTCTTGTCCATGCCGAACAGAAGGCCTTGGCTCTTGCCTGCGGCTGTATATTCATTCCACGCTGTGTCTCTCAGCGCATCCAAGTTCACCGCGTTAGTCATCGTCGCCGCCTTCGTTGAATCCTCCGGGCTGTCCTGCAGGGCCAGCGCACGCATCTGTTCCGGGGTGGGTGCGGTCATGCGATTACCAGCTCTCGGACCTGGTTGGCGGCCTTGTCGACTACCTGGATGACGTGGCCCTGCATGATCTCGTCGTCGAGGAACTTCGCCACGGACACCATGCGGCGAACCGTTTCGGTGAACGAGAGGCCGCGACGCTCAGCCAGCAACTTCAAGTCGCCGGCCGTTTCGCTGTTCATGTTGACACTCAGCCGTGTCAGACGCGGTGTGGTTTCCATGTGACGATTCTACACCGTACGGTGGCAAACCGCCACCATACGGTGTCAAGCTCCGAGGGCGCGCTTGTCTTCGAACAGGACAGACATCGCTTGCAGTCCGAGCCTCATCCGTTCCACATCATGCTTGCGTCGGTAGTCGTTGGTTTGCAGTCGGGATGCGTGGCCGGCGATCTGCACGATCAGGTCGTCAGGGAGCCCAGCAATCGTCAGCAGGTCGATCGCCCCATGCCGCAAATCGTGCAGGCGAACGTTCTTCTCGATGCCGGTCTGCTCGAGCATGGTCCGCCAGTTACGGGAGTGATTGTTCGGGTCGAGCGGCTTCCCACGCGTCGTGAACAGGAACCCGTTCTGCCCAGCCGGGTACTCAGCCATGTGGTCACGGAGAACAGTAGCCAGCGGGTCAACGAGCGGGATGATGCGCCACCCGTTGCGTGACTTCGGCCGGGTGAGGAACAGTCCCCCGCCAACAGGCTTGTACTCGTAGTCGTTGGGGACGTCGAGGTGCCGTTCGGGGCAGGACGCACCGTTCGTGTAGTCGCATTCGCCGTCGCAGCCGTGCTCCCACTTGAGGCGTTGCAGCTGCCAGGAGATGTCGAGCACGTCGGTCACGCGGTCTTCTTGCAGGCCGAGGACTTCACCACGTCGGAGCCCGTACAGGAGTGTCGTGGCCCAGAGCGCGAACTGTGGTCCGCCTTGCTCACGGACGTGCGCGTACAGGTCGAGTGTTTCCTGCAGGTCGAGGACTTCAAGCTTCGACACACCCTTGCGTGGTGCGGCCATCAGTTTCGCGGGGTTCCGGTTCAGCTTCTGCTCACGGACGGCCCACTCGAACGCGACCGACATGATGCGGTGCGCTGTGACAGCCGTGTCCGGGGATCCGCCGGCGTCGACCATCGCCTCAGTCACTTGCCGGATGTGTGCCGCTTTCAGATGCGACATGCGGACGGTGCCGATGGTGGGGACAACCCAGATGCGGCTGATCTGCTCGTACCGTTCGAACGTTTTCGGGCGCACGTCTTTGATGGCGATGTTCTTCAGCCAGTACGCGAACCACTGCTTGACGGTCATGTCGTTCGTGTTGAGGTCGCCGTACTCCCGGAGCTCAGCCCGGTAGCGGTCCATCTCGGCGAGCACTTCGGCTTTGCTGGTGCGTCGGATGACCTTGCGGCGGCGTTTCCCGTCACGGCTGGGGAGCGTGATCGCTGTCACCCAGTAGCCGCGGTCGTCCTTGTAGACGCTGGACTCACCCTTGCCGCGGGTCAT